GCAGGATCGATCGAGAGTTCGTTCTTCGGATCGAGCGTAAGCTTATCGAGCGGGTAGCCTTGTTCGGTCGATGCAAGCACGGGGCACGGACTGGGTCGTACTGGACGCGTATCTTCGATAACAGGCGTGTTACAGTAACCCAGAGCTGAGGCGGCTCGCGCAATGGAGGAGGCTCCCATCTGTGTAGCAGTAGCATACGGTCTGATGAGAGGAATCCGGGCGAGACTTTGGGCGGCCATTGCGATCGCAGAAGCGATCGAACTAACAGGGCCTGTTCCGTACTCGTCCTTAGCCTGAAGAAGGAGGCCAGTGGTAGGGCCGCTCAAAACTACATTCTCCGCCCAGGCATAGACGTTGACGGTAACGCCCGTGCCTGTGGCACCGTTTGCGCTAGCGAGTGAAGTGTAGTTCAGGAACGTGAGCAATCCCATGTCGAGAAAGTCTTGATTCACGAGCGTGGAGATCCAGTTCTTGGGCCAGACGAAGGGGAGCGAGAGCTCCGCACCTTCGTTGTTCTGGGGAAAGATCCACGCGTGGGGACGCTGGGAATACGGGATGAAGTACCGCGTACCAGTGTCGTTGACGATCGTACTAGGCGTAAAGTTCTGAAGGGGCTGGTAGCTCGCAATCATTGCGCCATAGTAGAAGGGAGACGCGTTCACCATGATCTTCACCTTGAGATCACACCGAAGCCAGGCGTAATTGGCCAGCTTGTTTTGGATGTTGGTGTTCGCGAAAAAGAGTTGCCAGACGTTGTACGTGTGGGACGTACCGACAGCGTCCGACTCGTTCCACGTAAAGGACGCGATCTGTGCCGGCCGACTCAAAAAACTCCCAAGTTCTGCACCGACAAGTGCATCTGTGGTGGCCACGCTGGGATGCGCGGCGACCGCACCGACACTGTAGGAGATACCTTCATCGAGAAAACTCACCGTTTGGTTCGTGGTCTCGGTTACTCCTGAGTCGATGCCAGTGATATCGATGGTCGTCTCGTCGCTTTGGTGAACGTAGCCTTGCTGAGCGTCCACCGGTGGCAAAAATTGGCTCTCCCCGCCTGCCACAGAGGGGGAGTCGCAGGTACCTCCTGCAAGGGTCGGGCCATCTCGGGGCCCGGCATAACGCTGGCGCATTCCACAGCGCGCCAGATCCTCTTTTGTCGTGTTCTGAACGAGTATTTGAGGAGAGAAGACCTCGTCGGGGTCATCTTCCGGAACCTCACCGTTGGGCGAGGGCGACATTTGTCTGGGCCATTTGGAGCTCGCGGGCTCTCGGGGGGGCCGTGGCACCCGGGTTCTGTCCTTGGACAATTGATCACTCCACCTCTTCGGAGCGCCGTAGTCCTGGAAGCGCTTTGCCAGCGTAATCCAGGTGGGGAAAGTGCTGTCCTCAATGAACGGGGTGAGGCCAGCCTTGTGCGTGATCTCCTCCAAGATCTGCTTGCGCTCCACGAAGGTACGCTTGCCGTAAAAGAAGTACTCCTGCACCGCGCTACTTATGGCTGAGATGCCTTGGTATTCGCGGGAGACTGACTTTGATGCGACGCACGTGATGAGCATCTTCTCGATTGACTCGTGCTCGAGAGGGCAGAGATAATCCTTGAGGTCCTCGTCGAAGCGCCACGTACGCTTGAGGAAGGAAACCTGCTGAATGGTGATGAAAGGAACAGTGGCGGCTTCCTTGTCTGCCATGGTGTACGTTACTCCATGGTCCGCCAACACGGCCTGGATGGCAGTGTGATTGAACCAAGAGGCGTCGCGAGAGACGCCGAGCACGTTGTCGTCACCGTACGTGATCAGGTGCGCATTGTCCTTAAAGCTCGAACATTCGTGAGCAGGATTCAGCACAATGTAGGCGTAGCGCATGTAAAGGCAGTTGACTAGACCGTTGATGATCACCGTGAGGTTGTGGCCCGAAGGCTCTGAGCCAAAAAACTCCACGAGGTCGCCGTTGACGTCGTATAGAGGGTAGGCGGTGTCCGTTCCAACGCCCCACACCACCTGAAGTTGTTCCTCTGTGAAACCGGCAGCGCGGCACACTTCGATGATGATTTCGAAGGCCGCAAGAATGAACTCAGGGGGCATGGACTTGTCGAAGGAC